CATCGATTTGAACTGTGAGACCCACAATGCTTACACTGCATCCGGCTTTTGCAATGGTTATGTGAAGAGCGAGGACTTCCCGGATCTGAAGCCGGGCAAGAATCACATCGCCTGGAACGGGGCCATTGACCATGTGGAGATCACGCCAAGGTGGTGGACGCTATGATCCCTTGCCTGTACAAAGAAACGGAAACGGCCTTCACGACCAATGGCATCGGAAAGCTTTGCGACGCATTATCGTGCCTGGTGACGGAAAAGCGGAACGGGGCTTATGAGTTGAAGATGGAATACCCATCCTTCGGCATCCATGCGGAGGATGTGATCGAGGGCAACATCATCCTCGCAAAGCCCTCCGAGAGGGCGACCGCGCAGCCGTTCCGGATCTATAAGATCACAACTCCGTTGACAGGACTGCTGGAGGTGCAGGCGCGGCACATCCAGTATCAGGAGAACTTCATCACGGTTTCTCCGTTCTCTGCCCAGGGAAGTCAGGCTGCAATGGCTGCGATCAAAAGCCATGTGACCACGGACTGCCCCTTTGATTTCTGGACTGACATTGATAGCTCTGCTGCTTTCACGATCACCAGTCCGGCGACGGTGCGCGGATGCCTCGGCGGGATGGATGGTTCCATGCTGGACACCTACGGCGGAGAGTATGAGTGGGATATGTACACGGCGCTCCTGCATGGGCACAGGGGCGCGGACCATGGCGTCAAGATTGTGTACGGTAAGAATCTGATCGATTTCAAGATGGAACGATCCATTGAGAATATGATCACAGGCGTTCATCCTTACTGGAAGCACAGCGAGGATGGAACACTCATGGAACTGCCGGAAAAGGTTGTCACCATCGAGCATGACGGGCCGTATGAGAAGATCTCCGTCCTGGATTGCACCAGTCAGTTTGAGGAGAAGCCGACAGAGGCACAGCTGAGAAACTATGTCAAGAAGTACCTGAAAAACACATCGCTCACCGAACCAGACATCGATATCAAGATCGACTTCTTCCAGCTCTGGCAGACGCCGGGGTATCAGGATATTGCCGAGGCGGAGAGGGTGAGCCTCTGCGATACCGTCCATGTGTATATCTCTAAGCTCGGCATCGAGGTCAGCTGCAAGGTCACCGAGACGGAATACGATGTGCTTCTGGAACGGTATAAAAGCATTACGCTCTCCAATGCTGCCGTGTACAGCCGGAACAGCTCGCTTTCAGGTTCCCTTGGCAGCCTTCGGGATGAAGCGCAGCTGGCAACGGAAGCAGTGAACCGTGTGGAGACACAGGTGACGGACATCCGCACCTTGACCGTCCAGCAGGAGTATTTCAACAATCTGGCTTCCGGGCTCTTCGGCCTTCACTATTCCTCCGGTGTGGAGGAGGATGGCTCCACCATCCGCTATGCCCATACAAGCGAAAAGATCGAAGACAGCGCCTATGCCTGGAAGAGCGGCATCAGGGGCTTTTTCATTTCTACGGATGGCGGGCAGACATGGCGGCTTGGCTGGGATACGGCGGATAAGGTCGTGAAGACAGCCGTCGAGGCTGTGGGTGTGAATGCCAGCTTCCTTGGCTCCGGTACACTTCGCACAGCCCTGGTGAAGATCCTCGGAACGGACAACTTCTACTGGGAGAACGATGCCATCATCATGGTGGACGGAGCCAAGCAAATCAAGATCGGCCAGTACCGCAACGGCGACTACGGCATCGCGGTCAGCACAGACGGCGGCGTCACCTGGCAGACGGCTATCGATTTTGATGGTTTGCATGGTGGCGGCGGGGAAACGATCATCTATCAGGACACCATCACCAAGGCGGAACTGGCTCCGCTGAACCCCTCTGTAAACGACCTTTGGGTTGATACCATCGAGAACAGGCTGAAGCTGTGGAACGGAACAGAGTGGGTGAACATCGGCTATGAACCGGCAACGCCTCCTGACCCTGATGAAGGAGGTAGTGAAGGTGGAGGCGATGACCCCACCGATCCGGAAAACCCTGGTACCGATGATCCAACAGACCCGGAGAACCCCAGTGATGATGGCGGCGGAGAAAACGAGGGTGGCAATGATGGCGGCAGCGGGGATAACCCTGGAACAGATGAAGAAAACCCTGGAGGTGAAACTCCGGAGGAAGGAGGCAGCTAATTGGCAGATATCATTCAGATCGGTTCGGTATCCATCTATCAGGATATTGAACTATCGCTGACGGAGCACCTGGTGCCTCCTGTTGTTCACGTGAAGCAGTTCGACCACAAGAGCCGGAAGGTTCGGTGTACCCTCTACGTCAATGCCGTGGAATATACGATTCCGCAGGATGCGATTCTCGCTTACTCCGGTACAAGACCGGATGGACGGCTATTCCAATACAGCACAGAAGCCCTATCCAACGACAAGGTGGCGCTGGTGAACAACCGGCTGGTCATTACCATTACGGATTTCATGACAGAAGTGAGCGGCCGGTATCCCGTAGATCTGGTCATGCTGGACGCAGACGGGGATATTCTCGGCTCCTTTAGCTTCACTCTCTATGTGGAGAGGGCGGCCGTGAAGAACCGGAAGATCCTGACGGCGACCTATGCATCCGTTGCGGAGGCGGTACGAAATGGTGTATTCGAGTGCTTTACCACGGAGGATGGCTATTTTGGCATCAACTCGGATGACGGGCTAAACCTTGGAGAGGGGTCCTTCTCCGATGTAGTGGACCGCATCAATACGGAACTGGTGGAGACCAGCATCAACGATGATGGCTACCTGGTATTTGAGACAGATGAACGGCTGGGGCTTGCCTTTGGAATGGACGATGAAGGCAACCTGATCGTGGATTACAGGGAGGAAACGTAAATGGCAAGATATGTAGGAAAGCGGATTGTTCCGAAGCACTGCGGCTACTGGGACAATACCAAGCCCTATGAGATGGAGAATATCGTCTACGACAGGACGAGTGGCAACAGCTATATTAGCCGGAAAGCCGTACCTGCCGGGACGGACATCTCGCAAGAAGAATACTGGGCGCTGTGTTCAGACTTCAATATGCAGATGGATCTGCTGGAGAAGCATTTCACGGCAACCGAGCAACGGATTGTGGCCGATAACGATGCAACGGAACAGGCCATCCGTCAGGACAATGCGGCTACGGCACAGACGGTTCAGCAGGATAACGCCGCGACAAGGCAGCATGTGGATGAGAGCCTGGAGGAGACCACTACAGATCTCACCCAGAAAGTAACGGCGGCGCAGACAGCCATGACCCAGCAGAAAGCCTCCTTCGATGCGACCGCCCAGCAGCTGAATGCTCGTATGGATGAGGTGCTGGCGGCCGGAACTGGAGACGGCGCAACGGAGGTGGCCGATGCCCGTGTGGACGCGGAGGGAAAAGCATATGACTCCCTTGGCGCTCATGTCCGGGATATTCTTCCTCGTGCTGAAAGCGCTGCAGAAAAACTGTTTAGTCGAAAAATGGCAGAGGAATACGATGCTGGTATTTTTCTTCTGAATGAATATAACCTACACGAGAATAAGCTCTATTATGCTTATACGGAGTCCACTTTCAGCGGTTGGGTTAGCCTGTATGAAATGCCAGCGAATCTAACAGTGACGGAGCTAAGATTTTACATCAAAGCAAGAGAAAACCCGATCACCAAACTGCGCTTCAGTATTGCTGTTGCCGAGCGGGCAGATTCTGCACTTTGTTTCCGGACCGATATGGAAGTCAACATCGAGCCGGAAAAGGAAGAATACATTAGTTGTCTGGTTCCGCATATCAGTTTGAATCAAGGGGAAACCATTTATGTGGGCGTGCAGGCAAATGCAGTGTGCTCCCATGGTTTTGGCAATAAAGAAGAAAACGAAACGTGTAGTTGGTATGTTGCAAATGGAGTTTTCAGAACCTTACAGGATCACGCTGTTGGAAGCCATAAAAAATTGTACTGTGAACTTTATGGCTTCGCTGATGGTGAATTTGCCACCCAGTATTTGCTTGGTGTGTCAGAAAACCATGAGGATCGGCTTCGTGGTTTTGAGCAGTGGAAATCACTGGTCGATCAGTTCAGCAAAGAGAATATCCTTGTGAACCTTCAAAATCCTCTTCCTGTTACTCATGTAGAGGAGAGATACAACAATTCGTCATTCATCGGATGGGCATGCCCGATTGGGCACCCGACTGATTTCGATACACTGGTCTTTTCCATAAAAAACCGGAGCCAGGAGAATTATCTTGAGCATGTGCGTTGTATAGTTTCGCTGCAAGACAGAAATGGTGATGTGCTTGCTGATGAGGTGATGAGTGACCTGCATATTGCACCGGGAGAATGGCGGAGGATCGAGTTCCACTTTTCAAAAGTAATCGACAATGTGAATGAGCAAGAATTGTATGCTGGTTTTTCCTGTGATCAGTATATTTCTTTCATGGGTGGGACTACGGGCACCGTGCTTTACCCACCTGCCTATGGAATGGTGTGCTATAACTCGACAGGTAATCCGTCTTATGAGGCGATGATGTACAAACTGTCGAGATGGACCGCGCTTTACGATCCAGAGCATGATAATACAGGGAAAATCGATTTTCTCATTGCAAAGCAGGCGCAACGATATGGCCTGGGAGATTTTGAGGAGCCAGTCAGAGATCTTGCCGCTGATGTAGCAGAGGAAAAAATCGAAGAAGCTATGTCGGAGAAAGCCACATTTGAACTGCCTCCGAGGATTACGCTTCCGGATGTTTTCCATGCCGTGGTCGGTGATACCCTGCAGCTTTTCTACCGGGGCATAGTAGAGCATCCGTACCCCTATCAGTATAATATTGAGTTCCGTTGCGATATCGGAAAGAATACCGCTCGGTATTTTGAGGTGACGCCAGAGGCCGGACAGGTTGGAGATCACACGCTGCGGGTCAATGTCCGGGATCACCTCGACAACATTCTCGCCACCGGAACAGCGATCCTCCGGGTCCATGCAGTTGGTGCATCGCCTGAGATCCGTAAAAATGTCCTGTGCGTCGGCGATAGTCTGACTAGCAGCGGCACCTGGTGCCGGGAAGCGCTCCGCAGGCTGACGGAAGCCGGTGGAACACCTGCCGGGCATGAGCTTTCTAACATTCGATTCATCGGCACGAAGAAAAATGGACCCTGCGGATATGAAGGCTATGGCGGATGGACTTGGGCCAGTTACCTAAGCGCTCCGACAGCGACGAAGCTCGGTATGTGGGTGTACTGTTCTCATGATAAGGACAGCAACGATCAGCACAGTCTCTGGGAGGATGCGTCCGGAAACATCTGGTCTATGGAAACCATCGAATCAACACGCATCAAATTCACCCGGTATCAAGACCATACCGCGCCGATGCCGCTTGGCGCAGGCACGCTTCACCATTACCAGAACGCGACCCATACGGCGGACATCGATTACGACGAAACAGTGTACGCTGAAGGCAACCCCTTCTGGGACAGTGATGAAGGACAGGTCAACTTCCGTACCTACTGCGAGCGGAACGGCTTTGACCGGGTGGACTATATGGTGACGTTGCTCTCATGGAACGGCATGGCCGCCTCCCACTATTCAAACAGCGAAACCCTGATCGCTAACCACGTGACGAACGCCAAGCGGCTGATCCGTATTCTTCATGAGCAGTATCCAAATGCCAAGGTGAAGATGATGGGTATTCAGTTGCCATCCATCAACGGTGGTACTGGGCATAGTTATGGTGCAAACAGCCAGTATTCAAACTGGTATGGGCTTGTTCGTTCAGTCATGAATATGAACCGGGCCTATCAGGAAATGGCGAACGAGGATGAATTCAAGGACTTTGTCGAATACATCAACATCTCCGCTCAGTTCGACAGTGAATACAACATGCCCCGGCAGAGCAAGGCAGTGAACACCAGAAGTACTACGACGGAACAAGTCGGAACCAACGGTGTGCATCCGATGACAGAAGGTTACTATCAGATCGGCGACGCTGCTTACCGAGCTCTTGTGCCGGAATTGACAGAATAACGGAGGATATTGCAGATGAAAAAGCACTTTAGCGTACTAAAGCGGGGGGGGGGGGGTACAACTCCCTTGTAAAATAAGGCATTATGATGAATCTCCTCCGTAGGGCTGATGGATGTATAGGCTACTGAAATCAAAACTACGGAAGGAGATTTTTCATTATGGCAAAGTATATCGGAAAACGGATCGTCCCCGTCCACTGTGGGCGCTGGGATCAGATGAAGGCCTATGAAATGTTGTCGATTGTCCTGGAGGAAATCAGCGGTGACAGCTATATCAGCCGGAGGGCGGTTCCTTCCGGAACGGCGATAACAGATACAAATTTCTGGGTGCTTCATAGCCTCTACTCCCAGCAGATCAAGGATATGTCCGACCAAGTGAGTGCTGCGGAGGCCAGGATCAAGGCTGACAATGACCAGACTGAGAACAGCATCAGGGATACCAATCAGGCAACAGTCGCGCATATTGATGAGGCAATTGGGCAAGCCAGAGCTGACTTGAATGAGAAGTGGTCGGCTGCAGATACCGATATGAGAACGTTGAAGGCTCAATATCAACAGACTGTCAGTTCATTGAATGCCCGTATGGACAGTATTGCGGCAAGTGCCAGCGAAGGATCAGATGTGGAGGTGGCGGATGCCAGGATAAACAATGCTGGATTTGCTTTCGATACCCTGGGCGGCGCATTGCGCGATGTAGATAAAAGAGTTGATATCGCAATTGAGGAAGCTGGGGCTATTGATTTTGCGCTTTCTCATGGCGGAGAGGTCACACTTGATACTGGTGAATGGGTATATGGATCACTCAACCCAGATACCGGCGGTGTCGAGGAAGCAAGCAGGCAGGTCATTCATACAAAAGACTATTTGAAACTCCCTCCAAGTACACGGTTTTCGTTAGGTGCGGATTTTCGTTTGAGGATTATCGAGTATAAGCAGGAAGGCAGCAGTTTTGTTTATGTTTCTGGGAAAGACTGGATTGTGAAACAGGATGAATTCTGTTTCAACCCTGATTCCTGGTATATCTTTGGACTTTACAGCCCGGAACTGAAAACAGATATTACGCTTGCCCACAAAAGCTGCCTGACGCTAACGTGCTCCTACTTTGAAGAAGAAAGACTGACTATTGCAGAAAGCAAAGAGAAGCTCACCGAGCTAGAAGCGGAACTGGCGAATTTCAAAGGGAGCATGGTTGATCGAATCTACGGTATGTTGGATTCGACCTTTGAGGGCTTTGAACTGTGGGATTATCACTATGGTGCCGACGGAGGCGGTGTAAGCGAGATCCATCAAACGGGTGCAAATTACAAAACCTTCACGATGGAAGCGCCAGAAGATTTCGATTGCTACTTTGAAGAACCGTTGCTTTCAAACTACACAAGCATCAGCCTTTACCACGATGCTATCTATGATCAAAGTCATTATATACATCGGTACCGTCATTACAGCAATGACGATGATCTGCCTACCAAAGAAAACCCTCTTCATGTGAGCAAAGGTATGGGGGTGGCGATCACTGTATTTCGTGAGCGTGACTTTCATTGGTATCTCAACCTATCGTCGTTTGGGATCAAATTCGGTGATATCCACCTTTCCAAGACGCAGACGGATGAAGTGGATACGTTGATCAGCAGTAGGCTTGAGAAAACTCAGAAACACTGCATGGTGCAGTATTCTCCGGAAGGAACCGGAAAGGAACACACGACAGAGCATATCGACATATATATCCCCACAGTAGTCGGATATCTCCATTATGAGTTTGGCCATTGTGTTTATGCACCTACCAATGCAGACAACTGGCGTATCAGCTTGCTGTACTCCGTAGATGACGACTTGAATGAGAGATTCGGAATCACTCAGCGCGGAGAGTGGGAAATGGCAATCACACTCAAAGGTAGATCTGATTTCATGGGAGGTATCGCCCACGGTGATGAAGTTGTCAAGAATATTGCTGTTTATGTTGATGGAAGGAAAACCGCTCTGAGTGATCTGACTCAGCTTACTCGTTTTGAGGAATTAAAGATTGTAGAGCAGACGGAGTTGTTTGATCCGAATGACAGCACTACGCATGTGGCTGACCATGGCAAGGAGTACGTTTTCAATGCAGATGAGCTTCATTTACGCCAGACAGTACAATGGCTTGTGGACGAGGAACTTGGTACAAGTTATATGCTGATGTTCCCGGTTTATAGGGGTAACGATGCAGCAAGCGCTCTGCAGGTGACTGACCATTTTTATGCAAATGATGACTTCACGGAGTACGACGTGAGCGTCGGCGGTGATTACAATTCCGGAGGATATGGCTGGCGGAAGAACGTGACCATGGCAACCATATATTCCGAGAAAAGTGGTTTCTGTGGGACGGTGGAAATGATAGAGCAGCCTGTTCTGGGAGGCGGTGGAAGCTTTATGGTTCAGCGTACCCTTAACAGCTATAACAAGCTGTATTGGAGTATTGCAGGAACTACGGGAGATGCATTTGTGCATGCCAATGATCGCTGGTATGTACACACGCGATATCAGTTCTCAGTAACGGATGGGACGGATGTAGGAGGAATGCAATGAAACTATTAACACTTTACTCCGCTAAAGCGGGGGGGGGGGGTACTCCTTCCTGATTATATAAGACCTTATGTGAACGCTCCTCCGTAAAGCGCTTCTCTTTTGGAACTTACAAAACTGAGTGCTTTACGAGAGGAGAATTCTATTATGGCAACTTATATCGGAAAGAGAATCGTCCCCGTCCACTGCGGTAAGTGGGATATGAATAAGGCCTACGAGATGCTGTCCATCGTGCTGGAGGAGACCAGCGGCGACAGCTATATTGCCCGGCGAGCTGTACCCTCTGGTACGGCCATCACGGACACCTACTACTGGATGCTCCACAGCCTGTATTCCCAACAGATCAAAGATATGTCAGACCAGTTGGCTGCGGCAGAGCAGCGGATCAAGACGGACAATGATACGACCGAAGCAGCGATCAAGCAGGATAACAGGGAAACCAGAGAGCATGTCGATTCCAGCCTGCAGGAGACAACGGAGACTTTAACGGAAACGGTCACCCAGGCCCGGACAGCAATGACCAACCAGAAGAACGCATTTGATCAGACGGCAGCTGCGCTGAATACGCGAATGGATGCGGTACTGGCGGCTGGGACTGGTGATGGTCAGGCTGAAATCCTGGATGCCCGCGTGGATGCGGAGGGCATAACCTATGAATCCCTTGGCGCAGCGATCCGGTCTATCCATCCGAAGGTAAGCGAAGAAATCGCAGACGGGTTAAGCCTGCTTCCTTTCATGCTGAACGTGCATGATGGCTACTATCTGAACAAATCCAATGGTGGCCTTACCAAGCTGGAAACCGCCTGCTATACGGACCGGGTACCGTGTAAAGAAGGTGACGTCTTCCACGTCCTCTCCAACGGCTATATGCTCGGCTGTGCAGCCCTGCTTTTCCACAACAACGAAATTGTAACTCACTATGGGGATGACGATTACGAGCATGGTGGCGCTGCCATAGCTTATGATATTACAATCCCGGAAGGGGTCAACTGGATTCAATTCAGCTGCATCACAAAGAGTCGTGGTTTTTCCGTCTCCAAAGACGAAGCAACAGAATCCATCGGATGCCTTGCAGATATACACGAGGAGCTGGATAGCATCGCTTTCCGAGTAAAAGAAACTGACCGCGTACTTGACGATATTGTGGTGCGATCCATCAACCTTTTTAATAAGGACGATGAGAGAAATCTGCGCAACTGCTATTACGAAGGAAACGGTACCCTGAAAGAAATGGACCGCGCAGGAATGACGCATCCCATCCCTGTCTTTAAGGGAGTAACCTACAGGTGGACATCAGGATATGGCTTTTGGGGAGGAAACGCGATTCATATTGTATCCACAGATGCTGATGGCAATGTTACCGGAAGTGTCCGGGCGGTTTTAAGCGAGGATCACAACTATGTTTCCTATACGCCTCTGAAGGATATGTATCTGCGCGTGAAGCTATTTCCCTCGTCCATTAATCAAACCATGTTCTGCCGGGAGGACGATTGGCCGGAGGAATATGTGCCTTATTACCTCAAGCTCGGGAAGGTCGATCTAGAGGGCTACGCCACGGTTGAAGATGTGGAAGAGCTCATCGAGCCGCTTGCTACCAAGGAGGATGTAAAGGAGTTCGAGCCCAATGTCCTCTACGGAAAGATCGCTGTGTTTGACGGCGACAGCATCGGCCAGGGAAGCGGAACAGACGGAAACTGGGCAAAGGTAATCGGGCCAGCTAACAACATGGACTGGCACAACCATTCGGTTGGCGGCGGTACGATAACAGCGGAAATCTATAATTCCAGCGGCAGTCCGCGCCATTGGGTGAGCCGATATATCGATACCATCCACACAAATTATCCGAGCTTGGATTACTTGATTTTTGAAGGCGGAACAAACGATGCTGACCTGCTGAGAAGTGAAATCGATACGAAATTCGGAGAACTGGATATTGCCGATTTTTCTGGCAACTATGACGACTCCACGTTTACAGGCGCTCTGGATACGCTTTTCTTCAAGGCGACCTCCTATTATCCGTCAGCGAGGATCGGATACATCGTAGCACAGAGAATGGGATCGGCCTCTGGGGGCTACGGAGAGAATAACAACCGGAGAAAGTTCTTCCTCCGTGCTATCGAGGTCTGCAAGAAATGGGGAATCCCGTATATTGACCTCTGGGATGGCTGCCCATTAAATCCTCGTCTCAAATGCTACTATGACTCCAGCCTGGATGCACAAGGGAATCGGGATGCCGGTAAAGCGTATATCGACGGGCAGCATTTGACGGCGACCGGGTACGCTATCGTGAGCAGCAAGATAGAGGCTTGGATGAGGACACTATGATTTCGCCCACGGCGGGCGGGAAGGGGGGAACGAATGACGATAAAAGAATTGGTGGCACAACTGACTGTGGGGAATGTGGCGGCGGGCATTGCGATCTTGCTTTCGCTCATTCAGATCAGCCCGTTGAAGCTGAATCCATGGGACAAGCTGCTGGCCTGGTTTGGAAAGAAGCTGAACGGAGCGACGATCAAGAAGCTGGAGGAACTCCAGAAGCAGGTCCGGGATATGTGGATCAACACTCATCGGCAGAGTATTCTGACCTTTGCCCGCGAGTGCCGGGCGGACATGCATCACGATGCGGAGGAGTGGAATCATATTCTCTCCATTGCGGATGAGTATGAGGTTTACTGCGAGAAGAACACAGTCAGCAATGGTGTGGTAAAAGCGGATACGGAGTACATCCGGTCTCTGTATCAGGAGCTGAGCCGGGAACACAAAATATAAACAGAATTCGGCAGAAGCTGATTATTGCCGAAAATGAAGTAAGGAAGCACACGGGAGACCGTGTTTTTATTTTGCCGTCCGGGCATTAAGCGGAGAAGGGAGATACGCATGAATACTGTCATTATTGAAACCATCGTGAGCGTGCTTGCTAACCTGGCCGTTACCTTGATCGGTGTTGCAGGCGCATGGCTTGTGGCCCAGATCGGAAAGAAGCAGCAGCTCCATACCATCAACGCGGCGGTCGATGAGCTGACCAATGCGGCGGAGCAGACCGTGTGGGAGCTCCAGCAGACAGTTGTTGACGGCCTGAAGGAGGCTGCGGCTGACGGTAAGCTGACGCAGGCGGAGATTTCTGATCTTGGCAAAAAGCTTCTTGAAGGAACTCTGGCAAAGATGTCTGATTCTGGCATCAATGTGCTGAAGGCGGCCAACGTGGATATCAACGCCATTGTAACCGGCGCTGGCGAGGCGCTGATTGCCAGGATTAAGCGTGAAAACGTATAAGCTGTTTCGGACGAGAGAGGGTCGGCTGTATCCGCTCTTCGTGGAAACAGGGCGTGAGATGAAAATGGGGAGATGGCTGAAAGCCGGTGTTGGGGAACTGGTGGATTCCATGCATGTGAAGAGCAAGCTGGGACCACTGGCGCTCCGGCCCGGCTTTCACTCTACCGAGGTTCCCTTTGTGGATTGGATCGGTAAGAGGCAGGGAGGTGTCCTCGTTCAGAGAAAGGACACGGTCTGGTGCGAATGCGAGGTTGATGGATACCAGGAGCATCCATCCGAACGGTACGGAAAACGAACGCTGCCGGAGGATTGGTATTATTTCCGCACTAAACCGAGTCAGCCATTTCCCTGGATCATCTCGAACCGGATCAAGATTAAGAGGGTGCTGGACCATGCGGAGGTAGAGGCCGTGTGCCGGGAGCATGGCGTAGTGGCCCAGAAAATGGAGGAATAATCTATGGCTACGAATAAGACCTATACTGTCGTAAAGAATGGCGAAGAACTGAAGGAACTGAAGACTCTGGCTGCTGCCAAGAAGCTGGCGGATGAGCAGGGCGGGGAAGTGATGTGTGAAGGAGCTGTGGTGTATCATGCAGTCTCTCCCATTGAACCTGAACCTGAGAAAACAGAAGAGGTAAAGGCTCCGGTAAAGGAAATGGAGAAATACACGCTCCTTTCCAAGATGAACATCCGGACTGCGCCGTCGCTAGAGGCCGATAAGGTCGGTATCGCCGAGGCCGGAACTGTGGTTGAGGTCCTTGCCATCGAGGATGACTGGCTGCATGTCAGGAACGGTGCCGGTGTCGTTTTCATCCTTTATGGCGGCGGGAAATACGCCCGGAAGAACTGAAAGATAGCCCGATTTCCCCTGCAAATCTTTGTGTAGATTATTCCTCAGAAATGACTTGATAATATCCCGCTTCAGAGTGATATATGTACACACCGAAAGGGAAAACAATCAAGGAGGAAACGATCATGACGAGATTTGCAAGGGAACTGAAGGGCGAGCTTGGAGCCTTCTGGAAGAAGAACGCAGAGGAAGAAATCCGTAAGATGCAGGCGCGGGCCGACAACGGCGAGATTTGCACGACCGCAGTCGGCGCAGCCTACTGGGGCAGCAGCGGGAACTACCTGCCAGCGGATTGTGCCGAGATCCTGACCTACACGGATTTCTCCTTCAGCGTAGAAGAGACCACCAAGGCGCGGGAAGCGCAAACTGCTGAGTTCATCCGAAACTACCACCACGAAGTCACCGAAGAAGAACGGGCTGAGATGAGAGCCGCCTTTGGAACCGGCACAACGGTAGTGGATGTGATCAGCGGAAAGAAGATCAAGCTTTAAGAGAACGACATAGGGAGGCATCGCCGGGCGGCGGTGCTTTTTCTTTCGGGCAGAGGATAATCCCCTCTGCCTTTCTTTTTGCCCATTTTGCCTCTCCGAAAGCGGAGAGAAGACCACAGCGGGCTGTGGGGAAAGGAGAAATCCATGAAGTACAACGAGAAGAATAAGCCTCTGGTGTGCATGATGACCCAGAGCACCTGCTATAAAGGAACCCGGAAGTTCACCCCTAAAGGTGTGCTCTGGCACAGCACCGGCGCGAACAATCCCAATCTGAAGCGCTATGTGCAGCCGGACGATAACGCAACGGACAAGGCTGATTGGCTGGCGAAGCTCGGCAAAAACGCCTACGCCAATGACTGGAACCATATCAACCGGGAAGCCGGACTGAATTTCTGGATCGGCAAGCTGGCGGACGGTACGGTGGCAGCAGTGCAGACCATGCCCTGGAATTATAGGCCGTGGGGATGCGGCAGCGGGAGTAAGGGCTCCTGCAACGACACGCATATCCAATTCGAGATTTGTGAGGACGACCTGACGGATGCCGCTTACTTTAATGCCTGCTATCAGGAAGCCTGCGAGATGACGGCCTATCTGTGTAAGATGTTTGGCATCGAACCCAAGGGCACAATCAGCTATAACGGCCTGCAGGTTCCGACCATCATCGACCACACCGGCAGCCATGCGCTGGGCCTCGGCTCCAACCATGGAGATGTCCAGCATTGGAGCCGCAGATACGGAAAGACTATGGAGAATGTCCGAAACGATGTGGTGGCGATCCTGGCAGCGGATGGCGCAACTCCAACGACTCCAAGTGTGCCTGCCGAAACCGAGGATAACGCCAAGGCGATCTGGGACAGGTTATACGCCGCAATTCAGAATCCCTACGGTGTCGCCGGTGTCATGGGCAATTTCATGGCAGAGAGCAGCCTTCGGGCGAACAATCTGCAGAACAGCTATGAGAAGTCCCTGGGTATGACGGACGAACAGTATACCGCAGCTGTGGACAACGGCACCTACACGAATTTCATCCATGACTCTGCCGGGTACGGACTCTACCAGGCAACCTACTGGTCGATCAAGGAGAGCCTGCTGAACTATGCCAGGGCAAATGGCAAGTCTATCGGTGACCGGGACATGCAGGTCGATCATTTCCTGAAGATGATGAAGGAACAGTATACGGCCATCTGGAAGGTGCTGACCACGGCAAAGACGGTCCGTGAAGCCTCTGACGCTGTGCTTTTGAAGTTTGAGCGTCCTGCAGATCAGAGCGAGGCGGTGCAGGTGAAGCGTGCCGGTTTCGGCGAGGAGTTCCTTGCCAAGTACGGAGCGACTCATGCAACGCCTGCTGAGGACGTGCCGGAGACCGAACAGCTGTTTGCTACCCATGCGAAGTATATCCACTCAACCGGGACACACTATATCTCCAACAGCGGTTCCGACGAGAATGGCGCTTATTCTGGCGGCCAGGCTGGAGATCAGACCGGAAAGGAATGGCGCATGCGGGACTGGTACAACCGGCCCTGGACCTGTGTGCTGCGATATCCGGATCAGAAGGTTGCTTTGAAGCTCGCCCAGCTTGCCATCGATGCCGCGCTCAATGATCACATCGGATATGACCAGAGCCAGAACAGAACGTACCTGGCTCAGCTAAAAACGGTGGGCTGGGAACCTTCCAGGATCACGGCGAACTGTGAGGCGGACTGTTCTGCGGGCGTTTGCGCCAATGTGACGGCGGCAGGGTATCTGCTTGGAATCAAGACTCTTCAGAACCATACAGGCACTTATACTGGGAACATGCGCTCGGCACTGACCAAGGCGGGCTTCAACCTGCTGACCGATTCCAAGTATCTGACCAGCGGTGATTACCTGCTGCCCGGCGACATTCTCCTGAATGACGGCCACCACACGGCGACGAACGTGACGGTTGGCTCCAAGGTGAAGGGTGAATGGAAACCCGGAGCGACCATTACCCCTGTAGCACCGCCTGAGCCTGCACCGGTTGTCACGAAGTATTATCGTGTCCGTAAGAGCTGGGCAGAGAAGTCCAGCCAGATCGGTGCTTTCACGGTATTCCAGAACGCGAAGAACTGTGTCGATGCCAATCCCGGCTATGCGGCCTTTGATGATAACGGCAATCAGGTATATCCGGCTGTGAAGCAGACCTTCGAACCGTACCTTGTGAAGGTATCCATTGACGACCTGAACTATCGCAAGGGGCCGAGCACTTCTTACGCTAGCTGGGGGTATATCCCGGTTGGTGTGTACACTATCGTGGATGAACAGGACGGCTGGGGGCTGCTCAAGGCCTACGCGGACAAGCGGAACGGCTGGATCTCCTTGGCATACGCGAAGAAGCTGTAAGCGCCTTCCTTCTGTGCTTTCAAAAGTTATACAATGTTATACAAAGCCTTGATTTGTTCACAATCAAAGCGTATAATGAGGAAAAGCACGGGGAGGTTTAGTGATGAGCAGCAAGAAATCTGCGACATTCAATATGCGGATGGAGCCTCAGAAGAAAAAGCAGATGGAGGAGTTCTTCCAGGAGCTTGGGCTGACACTCGCCTATGGTGTGAACATCTTTTTTGAAAAATGCATCATGGAAGCTGGCCTGCCGTTTGAGGTTAAGCTGAACGAAGAGAAAAAGCCCATCGTACCCACAGCAAAGGAGCGGACCCAGAAGACAGTGCAGTTTGCTATGCGCCTTGATCCATATAAGAAGGCGCAGATCGAGTATACGTTCCAGGAACTGGGGATGACCATACCGGAGGCTGTGAACATCTATTTTGAGAAATGCCTTTCTGAATGGGGCATCCCTTTCCGCGTAGGCTACCCGAAACCTAATGCTGAGACCCTTGCAGCGATGGAAGAAACAGAGAACGGTGAAAACCTGACGTCTTATTCCTCGGTCGATGAAATGCTGAAGGACCTGGGAGAGTAAGGAAAAACGCACGAACAACGAGCGCACTGGAGGAGCAATCCTCTGGTGCGTTTTCTCTTTTACACGAGTTTCAACGGATACCGATTGCACTGAAAATAGATGCAGAAAAGTTTTGATGATCGCTTGCTATGTGCAAAGATCAGAGCGAACATGACGTGACCGCAAGGGAAGGTGGTCAGATTGGAGGAACGATATGGATAAGATCAAAACAGCGGCTTATTGCCGCGTCAGCACAAACAGCGATACGCAGGACGGCTCCTTTGAAGTGCAGTGCGCGTACTACGAGAATCTCATCAAGAGCGACCCTACCATGGAATTCGTCGGGGTGTACGGAGACCATGGGAAAAGTGGACGCGCCATGAAGGGCAGGAAGGAACTGAACCGGCTGATCAAGGACTGTGAGGACGGGAAGATCCAGCTGGTTCTCACCAAGTCCATCTCCCGCTTTGCCCGCAACATGCTGGAGTGCGTAGCAACCGTCCGTCATCTGCTGGAAATCGGTGTGACGGTGCGCTTTGAAAAGGAGGATCTTGACACCGAGAAGATGGGCGGTGAGCTGATGCTTGGTATTCTTGCCACCATCGCCCAGGAAGAGAGCAACAGCATCTCCCAGAACATGCGCTGGAGCCGCCAGAAGCACATTGAACGCGGCCAGCCTTGGGACGTTCCCCGGTACGGGTACGTGTCGGTCGGCAAAGAGCATAAGTGGGAGGTTGTTCCGCACGAGGCGGAGGTTGTCCGGCAGGCCTTTTTCATGGCGGGTATGTGCCACACCTACGGGGAAATCGCTGAGGAGCTGACCCGAATGGAAGCGGAAGATGGAAATGGACGGGTGTGGAACAAGACGCCGGTGGTCAACCTGTTGCGGAGCAATGTTTACATCGGAGAGTACCTTTCCAACAAGGAATGCACGATCATTACCAGGGACGGCCAGACGAAGCGGATCAAGAACCATGGTCAGGTGGACCAAACGCTTATTGAGGGCCACCATGAAGCGCTGGTCAGCCGGGAACTCTACAATGTGGTACAGGAGCTTCTGGATGGGGTGGTGCTTGGGGCTCATCGCACGAGGTTCAGCGAGGCAGAGCAGGCGCTGATGAACCGGGCAATGAAGCTGGCAGCGAAGGAGGCAAAGTCATGGCAGAGAACCGCATGAGGATCAATAAAATCCTCACGCCGGAGGATAAGACGCAGGAGGAAGAACACCTCCTGCGGGTGGCTGCCTACTGCCGCGTCTCCACCAAATCAGATGAGCAGTACACCAGCTACGAAACACAGGTGGCGGTGTACTCCCAGAAGATACAGAATGAACCGGGATGGGCCTTTGCGGGCATCTATGCCGACCGAGGACTGTCCGGGACTCAAGCAGAGCGCAGGCCGCAGTTCCTCCGGATGATTGAGGACTGTGAGAACGGCAAGATCGATGCTGTCATCTGTAAGTCCGTATCCCGTTTCTCCAGAAACACGCTGGACGCTGTAAATTACATCCGGCATTTGCAGGGACTTGGTATCCGGCTCATTTTCGAGAAGGAAGGCATCGACACGGACAAGCAGTTTTCTGAGGTGCTCATGACCGTGCTTGCCGCCTTTGCTCAGGAAGAGAGTCATTCTCATTCAGAGAACGTGCGCTGGGGAAAACGGAAACGTCTGGAGCAAGGACACGCTCTTCTGATTGAGTGCTACGGATACCGAAAAGTTGGAGATAACTATGAGATTGTACCCGAGCAGGCGGAAGCTGTACGCCTGATCTTCAATGAATACGAGCATGGTACCTCCGTACCATCCATCTGCCGGATGCTGAAGGAGAAGGGATACCCGATGCCGGACGGCCAGAATAAGGTCTGGGATGAGTCCCGTATCCATTACATGATCGCCAACGAAAAGTATGCTGGCGATCTGCTGACCCAGAAGTACTACAAGAAAAGTTTTATGGATTACCGAGTGTACCGAAACGAAGGTCAGCTTACGAGCAAGCTCCTCAAGAAGCATCACGAGGCGATTATCCCACGTGCTCAGTTCAACCGCTGCAATGTGATCCTGGAGCTGCGAAAAAAGTCCACCCCATCCGATTATCCCTTTGCAAACTTCCTCCGCTGCCCTTACTGTGGCCATGTACTGAAGCACCGACGCCTGGAGATCCAGTACGTAGAATCACACTTCTGCTGTGAAGGCGAGGGGGCTTGTCGGGAGTTTGTGATCATGGCAATTCCCCTGAAGAAGGCGATTCTCGCAGCTTACAATGATCTGGACCTTTCGGCGGTGCGGAAGATTGCCGGGCAAAAGAGCAAGCGAAAAGCGGAAGAAGCGGAGAAACTCCTGAAAGTGAAGGAGGAGCACCCGACTTTCGAGTCCATTGAATACTGGTGGCTGGACGATCTGATTGCAGGCATCACGCTGGGCCAGCACAGCTATACGGCTTCAGATCTGGCCCTTATGGAAGAAGCTACTGCAAAAGCCGTGGACGACCGAACGGTTACGATCACCTGGAAGTGCGGGCTGGTAACGACGCTGCCATCGGGGGTGCTTCGGGATTCCCAGCATCCCCGGCATAAGGCCATTCTGTGGGATGGGTACCTGCTTCGATACCCGGATCGCCACCCGGCACTCACAGAAGAAGCACGGCGAAAACAGGAAGCCAAATAAGACATGACAAGCCTTCTGACTTAGCATCAGAGGGCTTTTTCTATGGCCATTTCAGACACAAATAGTTATCAATTTATCTTCGCTTATTCGCTTGACGCAAGGCGGATAAAGAGCGAATATGCACTACACCGAGGGATAACCTACAGCAGAACGCTTGGGGAGGCCCAGCAGAAAGGAGTTCAAAGGAATGAGTAAAATAGAGAAAATCATCCTGGACCCGGTTAAAGAGGTCAACAGGAAAACACCGGAAAAGCTCCGTGTAGCAGCCTACTGCCGGGTATCCACGGATACGCAAGATCAGCGGACCAGCTTTGATGGGCAGGTAAGGACCTATACGCAGTTGATTCAATCGAATCCGGAATGGACGCTGGCGGGCATTTATGCCGACGAGGGTATTACAGGAACCAGCGCGGAAAAGCGGCCGGAGTTCCTGCGGATGATCGAGGACTGCGAAGCTGGACTGATCGACCTTGTGATTACCAAGTCCATCAGCCGTTTCGCCAGGAACACCCTGGAGTGCCTGACCTATGTGCGGAAGCTCAGAAACATGGGCGTTAACATCATCTTTGAGAGCAACAGGATCGATACAAGGACGGCCTTTTCGGAGATGCTCCTCACCGTCCTTGCAGCCTTCGCCCAGGAGGAGAGCCGCTCCATTTCCGAAAACACGATGTGGGGCATCCGGAAGCGGTTCGAAGAAGGCGTCACCCGCTGGTGCCGCTTGTATGGGTACGAGAAGAACAGCAAGGGCGAATACCAGATCGTGCCGGATCAGGCGGCAGTGGTGCAGAAGGTGTTCTGGCTTTATGAGCATGGCTCCAGCATCGGCGAAATCCGAAAGTATATGGAAGCCCGTCACATCAAGAGCCCCAACGGGACGGACACCTGGTGCCAGTCGGCGGTGCAGACCATGCTGATGAATGAGCGCTACATCGGAGACATTCTCCTGCAGAAGTTCTTCGTGGAAGATCACCTCACACACAAGGCGATCCGGAACGACCATACGGAGATCCCCTCCTACTATATCGAGAACCATCATACACCCATCATTTCGAGAAGCCAGTTTGAGCGAGTGCAGAAGATCCGCTCCATGCGGAGAATGCAGCACAG